CTTGAGCATGTCGACATCATCACGGAAAATGCGCATCGAGTCGTCGCCCCAGACATCATCGCGATTGAAATGGCGTCGGATGTGCACAATATCAGCATAAGGAATCGTCGTCCTCTGGCCTGCACCGAAAGTGAACCGGCAGTACAGCTCGCCGCCGCGTTCCCGCAGCTCGAGCTCAGCAAAAGACAGCGGCCAAAGTGCCACCAGCCGGCCTACCGCATCCATCTGTGGGTAAATAAACGCATTGGAGTGCATGAGATACTGCGTCGCAAACTTCTCGAGAAACTCCGATGAGGTCATCAGCGGATTCGGCTTTACCCCCAGCAAGTAGTTGATGTTGTCGTCGACCGTCTTCTGTATGCTCCCGTCGCGTCGCAGGATGTGACGCGGATGCATTTTGCCGAAGTGCCGCGCAATGGTGTCCACGCAATCCCTGACTGTGCTCTCATCGTAGGCATTGCCATCCCACGGCGTGTAGGAATTGCTGTATGTGTTCAGGAGCTTGGCCTGGTCAGTCTGCGGATTTGCTCCCTGGCCAAAAATCTTCTGGAACATATTTCTAAAGATCACTGGATCACCTCCTCACACTAGGTTCTCGTACTCTTCTCGCTCATTGCTGTAGACTACATAGGCATCCAATAGCGACGCAAAACCATCGATGCGGTTCTTGGCGCTGATGCCCTTCGTCGGCTGGATGTTGCCATTGCGGTCAACATCGATACAGACGTTGGCCATACACCATTTGAGCACTGGATTGTTGCCGTAATTGACAGTCTTGGCTTCCAGTTCGGCCGCCAGTGACTTCATTGGCCCGGATAACGTCTTCTTACCCTGAATGACTGGCACCATAACCGGCTCGCCAAAGACATCCGTCATATTTTGCACAAAATATTTCGCCGACCACGAGTCGTATCCGACTTTGTAGAGATACACATCATGCTCAGCCTGCATTTCCTCAAACCATGCCACGATCAGGCGATAATCAATGCTGTTCCCCGGGCTTGTGCGGACAAAACCACGCTTCTTCCATACGTCATAGGGCACTTTATCCTCTCGCACGTGCTTTTCCAGCAAGTCCTCGGGGATCCAGTACATCTGCTTGACGTAGACCGTGCTGTCACCCGGCACACGAAAAAGAATCGATGCACAGGTCAGATCTGTCGTCGACGATAAGTCGACGCCGCCAATCGCGTATCTTGGATGAAGAGCATCCAAGTCGAACTCCGCCTCGTTGTTCAGCTGCTCAAACGTCAGGAATGCTTCCGTGGCAGTCTCTCGTAGGTTGAAGTCCTTGCAGAGCAGATTCTTGACGTAGATTGGATTCGACTTGGCGCGCTCCACCTTATCATGAAGCTGTTCACGACTCTTGATTACGCCGAGCGAAGGGTTGGCTTTCGCCCAGCACTCTGGATTGGTCCATTCAGAGCGTTTGTCCAGCTCATAGATAACCGGTAAAATTGTCTCATCGTAATATCCTTCCGGATCTTCATATCCGGCGACAATATTCGCGCCTTCCTCGTATTTGAGGTCGTAGATATTGTCGCGGACCGTGCCAGCGGTAGATGTGATGACGCAGAGCGGTTGCTCACGCGCCGACATGCCATCCACCAGGACGTCATACGTGTTCTTGTCTTTGACGGCATGGAGCTCATCAATGAGCGCTCCATGAATATTCAGGCCGTCCTGGTTATTCGTGTCCGATGCCAGCGGCGAAAAAACGCCGTCATTGATGCGACATGATATCTTTGATACCAGGCACTTGCACCGCTTGTTCAGTGCTGGCGACTTCTGGATCATGCGGACGGCCTCTGACCAGATAATTTTCGCCTGGTCGCGCTTCGTGGCCGCTGAATAGACCTCCGGCCCCGGCTCACCATCGGCGATCAAGAGATAATCGCCGATGGCTGCCGACAGTGTCGATTTTCCATTCTTGCGCGCCACGATCAGGAGCAACTCGCGGTATTGTCGGAGCCCTGTATTGCGGTCGACAAACCCGAAGAGAGCAGACAGCAGTGCCTTCTGCCACACCTCCAGCACAACCGGCTTGCCGGCCCATTTGCCTTTAGAGTGCTTGCAGAAACGCTCGATGAAATCTATGACATAATCTGCCTTGGCCTGGTCGAAAACGTACCGCCCCGCAGCGTCCTGCAGTTTCGCCGTCAGGTGCTTGTAGAGCTTGCGGACCTTTTCGCTCACCACAACCTCGCCTTCTGTGATCATACCATAGTATATCTTGATGTAATTCTTACGTGCAGTCATCGGCGCCTCTGCTGCAGGAACTCGTCAAAGCCGTCGCTGGCCTCCTGTCGTGCATCATCCGGCAGGAGTGTAAGGAGTGTACGGACGAGGGAATTGTAATTCTTGACGACTGTGCTGTACGACCGGCTTGCCGTAGATTCCTTGGTGCCAGACTGATTCTCACCATTCTGGTAATGCTCCACAAAACCGACTTCGTCAATCTCCGCCTCGAGGTCAAGCAGGTAAAATTCCATCTTGGCCACGCGGATAATCATCTGGCCGGCGACTTTCATCTTCTCTGCCGGAACCTCCGAAAAGATGTCGTTAAGCTCTGCAACTCTTTCTTTCAAGAGCGTTTTTCTTGATTTTTTCCCCATCTTCTCCGCCTCCTTTCCGTTGGTTTAGACTACACCCCTCTCGAGCTTCGCGTTTATTTCACACGGAGGGCCGCCCCCGGCGTCGAAAAATTCTTTTTGAGGCGCACACATAGGGGGGTATGTACTCACTCAATGAACCCGACAAGATTGCCAGAAGAATCGAACTGCATCCGCCGCCCAGCCGAGCGACCTCGACCATGAACAGCGTTGTGGCACTCAATGCATAGGAGCATGAGGTTGTCCCATCCATAAGCAATCATGTTGTCGTGAATATTGTCGGGTGTCAACGGCTGCTTGTGATGCACAATCCATTTCTGCGGCCGCCCATCCCGATGTGGGAACTTGTTATGGCAGCGCTCACAGATATACATCTGTGATTCCGCATACGCCTTTGCGCACTTGCGCCAGCGCTGGCTATTATAGAACGCCCTGCTGAACTCACGAGCCATATCATCCTTCTCCTCTGATTTACGGTATCCCCACATTTGAGGGCATTTATTAGGAGCCCCTGTTTTTCTCAGGCCCCCGATTTTCTCAACGCCCCCATATGCTAATACCATACCACCAAACCGGCGAGCAAAACGGCAACCGGACTAGATTGTTTATTATTATTTATTATTGATTCTGATATGAACATTGGCAACATCACTAACCAATTCGCGCCACCAAAGCCGCAGTGTCCGCTCGCCAGCCAAAGCCGCCCGCCTACCGCCCGCCTCGGCCTGGATATTCCGATAGCGCTGCTGGACATACGGCACCCATGTCTCTTTGCCCCGATAATAAAAGTGCTTGCGCCACGCTTCTCTCCGCAGTCGCAAGAAATCCGCTTTCTGCCCACTCACTCTGTCCGTCACCATCTCGACAGCTTTGAGCCAGTCTCTCTTCTCCCGATCCCTCTCCTGCTGATACTGAGCAAGTTCTTGCCGATAGCACAAAAGAAAATGCTCAGCCTGCTTCCTGTCTTCCCGTATCATCTGCTGGATTGATTTCCACTCGTCATCCCAAGCCGCCAAGTCGGTCACCTCACATACGCAAAAGTGGAGAGACAGTATCTCTCCACCATATCCAAATCATTTCCTTGTCCGGCCGCCCGCTACGAAGACGCCGATCACGATGAGCGTGCCAATGCTGATAATCGGCCAAGCAAGTGCGATGCCGACGAGGATTCCCTTCTCGTAGTCCGTCATGCTTCCGGCACCTGCTTCTCTTTCGGCTTCGGCGCATATGGGACATACGGCACTTTCTCCACCATCTCGTCGACATCAGCGCCATCCACCGGCCACCAGCCATGCTCGGCATCGAGCCAGCGCCAGCGGATTTTCTTGAGCTTTTTATTCTCGACCTTGAGGTCTTTGATTTTCTCCTTGAGTTTCTTGGCGTCATCTTCGAGTATCTTGCAGTACTCTTCGAGGCTCTCATAGCTGTGGTGCTGCTCTTCTGCCTCCGCCTCGAGATTTTTGACCTCTTCAGCGTGCTTTTTCTTGAGCTTATCCTTCTCGCAAAAAAATCGTTCGGTCGCTATGTCGATTATTTTTTTGGCGTCGTCGCGCTCCTTTTGGAGCGAAAGTATCTTTTTCGATGCCCGCACCTGCAACTCACTGTACTCTTCCAACAGATCGCGGTATTTCCACGCGCCTCGGATGTCAAAACTCATCTCACTACCCTCTTTCCAAAATCGACGGCATCACTTTGCGCCATCTCATCCGCATTCTTAAAGCCATGCTTATGAGCATACCCCTGCGTGATGCAATCGAAGTACTCGCCACAGATTTTGCAGATGCCACTCTGCCACCTGCTGCGCTTCTTGACAGCGAGGACGACCGGCTTCTTCTCTTTCAAGTGATTGTCTCGCTCAATCATCTCACACTGCATGACACTGATTTTCCTTGCCTGGCCCCCACGATTCATCTTTCTATCCCTCCAGACTCAATCTCATCACCAGAGCCGCCCGTCTCATCCCAGTAACCACGATTCCGGTTCTTGATGTTGACTAAACAGATTTCACGCTCTACCTCGTCCTGCGTGTATCCAGCTCCAGCGAGGTACGTCCTGATAGCAGTCATCATATCGATGAGCTCTTCAAGCAGCTTCTCCCGATTCTTACCAGTCGTCTCATCCAGCCAGATGGCCCACGCTTCAAGAGCTTCTTTGTATTCGTCCTTTATTTTCTGCATCTGCCCGGGTGAGTCAAAAGTGCCATCACGATGCCGACACGGCTTCACTGGATGCAGATGGCGGTAGTCCAATCCAAAATCCTTCCTCGATTCAATCATGCTTCTCTTTCACCTCTTCACGCTATATCACGCATTGTTTTGTGCTTGCCGATGTGCTCGTACTCGGCGAAGATGTCGCCCAGGCTCAGCTCTCCGTCATGGATTGCCTTCCAAATGGCCGACAGCTCATCATAAGCACGCCTTGCCCGCTTGTAGCCAAAGCCAAATTCATCGTGGAGCGCCAGAACGAAGACAGCCGACATGAAGCGTGTCGCCTTGTACTCTGTTTGCTGGCGCAGTGTGCCGTCATTCTTCTCGATGTTGAAGCGCCACTTCATTTCCCGCTCAATGATGCCCTCGATGTCTTCGACC